AAAATCCATATTTAGATTTTACAGATTCGTTAGAAGCAATTAAAGTAAAAGATATAACATATAATTATAATGATAATTATGAAGACATTGTTCAAATAGACGAATTTAAATTAGTACCGAATTCTTTTGATACTAATCCAATATTGCCTAATGGAAAACCAAAACAATCTGCAAGAGTAGATGATGAAATTTATGGTTACTTTAATAAAAACTTTTTAAATACTCCAAACCATCAAGATTGGGAAGTATATGGAAAAAGCGCAAGCACACCTTGGAGTAAAGTTGCATGGCAACCACAGTTTGATTTAACTGATTTAGAATTTTCTGTGTTTAAGAAAATCCAAAATGATATTAGAAAACCTCTTGCTTCTAAAAGACAAGAATATGCTAGAAAAAAGAATATAAAAAGAAAATGGGAAACATATAGATGCACTGTTTGTTGTCATGAAAACGGAGCACTAGGTTCAACTGCTGATATTGCACTATTCAATAATCCAGGACCAGTTAATGGATTTACATATAATGCTTTGTTTGGTCCTACTGGAATATTTTCTGAATATTCGGAAGATTATAAAATTGTTGCTGCTGGATCTTTTACAGATTTGCTGAATTATGATTCTGGAAATACTCTTTACCAACACGGTTTAACATATTCTTATGATTTGACAAAGGAACCTTATAATCAGTCAATAGGTCAATTTTTTAATTTAACAGGACCAGAAGTACCGACTGCATATTCTGAATTTGTATTAAATAGAGCAACTAGACTCTATGATATTCTTTTAAATAAAATAAATCAAAGAATTTTTGATTTAAATTCATTTGTTAATTTAAGAGTTATATCATATAAGCAAAATGCTGATGATATCTTCAATAGCGTTTTAATTGATAAAGAATCTGCTCGGGAAAGAGCTATAGATCTAACTCAAGGATTTAGATATGTCGGAGATGCTATTGTTGGAGAAGTGATAACAGATTGGCCAATTAATCAATGTGAATTTGGTATGTTACCTTCGACTACAATACCTGCTGGTAAAGGTATAGGTCAAGTTGTATTTGGTACACAACCACAAACAAATCAATTCTTAAATAGATCTATTGGTGATACTATAACATTTAGAGGAGCGGAAGTTCAAATCCGACATTGTGTTCAGTGTAGTTCTGGACTTCCTTGTTATTCATGTTCAACTGTTTCAGCACCTTCACCGGATATAGAAGCACCACCATGTCAAGTTGGAGAGATAGAAGTAAGTAGTTGCTTTAATGAAGCAGAAGTTGACACTGCTGCCGCTCAGTTGGGATGTTTTGAAGATTGTGGAGGTTCGCCAGGTAGTCCTGGTGGTGGTCCTGGTGGTGGTTTTTTCTGTGACGAATTCTCAGAAAATTGTGTTTGGTGTTGTACTCAACACCCAAATGGTGTTAGTAGATTTTGTACACGTGTACCAGAATCGGCATGTTTGTCTGGAAATCAAGTTTTTAGTTGTGAATCGTGTGTAGGACCAGGTGGAACCATAATAATCGGTCCTGCTGGACCACCAGGGCCTCCTGGGCCTCCTGGGCCTCCTGGACCGACAGGTCCAGCAGGACCATCTAGCGTTCCAACAACAGAAGATATTAAATATGTTTTACCGGAAGCATTTCATGATTGTTCAAACGATCCTATAGTTCGTGGATTTATTAAATATACAACAGAACTCGCTGCTATAAGATATTCTCCAATATATCTTTATGCTGCCCCTTATCTTTGGGATGAAGATATAAAGGATTGGTCGTTTTTTGATTACGGCAGTGAGACTGGATTAATACCAGCAATAACTAATAGAAATACAGTTTTAACTACTAGAGAGTGTTTAAGCACCGATGGTTGTTATAATACTACTTGTTTAAGTTCAACTGCCTTGGAAGTTTTGAGAAGAACTTGCCTTGCAGAAATACAAGTCCTTGAAGTTGAGAAAGAATTATATACACAATTAAGAGACAAAGTAGTTCAAGAATTTAACCAAAAGTGGACTTTATCATACACTGAATGGTATAATAGAAATGCGTTTTTCTTCTCTAAAACACCAGGAGAAAGTATTTTTAGAAATGGAGATTCTGGTGGTGTAAATTCTCCACTATCTTTACAAAACATAAAGAAAATCACTAGAAAAGAAATTCGTGGAAGTAGATATGAACTTTTAGCAAATAAGATTGGTTTAACTGGAAATTTAACTGGTCAATGGTTATATGATATTTTCTTTGCTAATGATCAGGGTAGCACGAAACACCCATATTATGATCAAGGTTATAATGAAACAGGATTTATAAGTTCTAGAGAAGCACACAGTTGGTTTAGTTTCAAAGATGCTGACGGAACAGATGATCCTACGTCATTTATAGACAACACACCATTTACTCAAACTGGACCTTCATTTAGATCAAATGAATATGTCGAGGATGCTTCTTTACATATTAATTTAAATAGCACTGTAGATATATCTGGAATTGGAAAATTTAATATTTCTTCATATGGAAATGCACAATCTGATTTAGATGGTGTAAATACACAAAATTTTAGAAATACATTTAATTTCTATGACACTGATGGTAAAAAACCACCGAACATAAAGAAAGAAGAAATTTCTTCTTATGTTCGTATTGAATTTAAAAATCCAATAGGACTTGACAGAATACAAGATTTCCCAAATGGATTTATAAGAGATGCTGGTGTTGAATATTTCTTACCATATCTTGTACAATTAACTCCCGGACCTTTCGGTAGACAAGGTGTAAAATATAATGTTTCGGTCATAGGGATGGATCCTTATGGATTTGATGTTGCTGTTAAGAAAATAAAAGACGATATTCCAGTAAATAGAAAATTACAAGGAATTGATAAAGGAAATTATTATAGATGGTGGAATCATGATACTGGATCGGTTCTTTCTAAAACAGATTATCTAAGCACAGATTATAATGGAATGGATCTATGGCCTGAACCAGGATTCGAAACCGAGTTCCCATATTATTCGTATGATCCGACACAAGAAGACTTACATGGTGGAGGTTATGATTTAGATTTCCACAATGGTGGTGGTTATTATTTTGAAAATGACTCTCAAGATTGGATGGAATCTTTATATCACTACGGTGTAAGTTCTGGAAAACAATTTGATCCATTGTATAGAACTTCGGTAGTTGGTTCTTATATTTTACCAAACAGTTATAGAAAACTAAAACCACATAGATCTTGGTGGTCTTTATTTGTACCAAGAAATCTTTTCATTCCTGTTAGATTTGCTAATATGTTCAAATCTCCAAATACAAAAGCAAGAGATATGTTTGGAGGAAAAGCAATATTTACAATTTCTCCAAATTATTGGAAGAATTGGTATGGAAGTGAATTTGAGCACTGGATGAGTTTGACTCCAAATGCTAAATCATTGTTTAATAATAATAATCAGTCAGTATCATTCTATATCGATTCTGATGATTCTACTCACATAAATCCACTTAATAATTCAATGAATCAATATTTTAATGATTCTTTGATGAATTATCTTGCTGCTAATTATGTTTTATATCGTCCATCTATAGTAAGTACAGACATTTGGAAGTATGATTTGAGCGGAGAAACTGAGTATGGATTAATTACACCACCAGTTGATACGGAATATGAATTCTTTGATCGAAATTTTGCTTTACAGTTTACAGTCGTGTCGAGATCAAAGAATATAACATGTGAAAGTATTGGTCTAAAGTGTGCAAATCCAAATGCTTTAGTTGGAGGTTCAATTCCTTCTGCTTATGGTTGCACTGCTGAACCATACTGTAACTGCCCAGCACAGTATCTAATTCCATCAGAACCAGAACCGACTTATCTTGAACTTTACAATCTATATAATGAACTCAATGAATGTAAGTTGATAGAAGCAGTGCTCGGAAAAGAATATCTTGGATGTAATTTTATAGAACCAGATGCTCCTTGTAGTTGTAACTGTCCAGAGCAGGGATCTAAGTTTAAAGATTATCTTGCATACGACAGAACATATGCCACATTCTGGGAAACACCTTTAGATTTGCCTTTGAGAAGAAATGCTCAGATAAATCAATTGAATGCTCAACAGATCAAGATAACAGTTCCACCAAATGAATTGGTAAGAGTTGGAGAAATTGTTGAGTTAATTAATCCGAATGATGTTCCAGAAGAAACTTTAAACGAGTACAAGAAAATTTCAGGAAGATGGTTAGTTGCTGAAATAAATCACTTCGTGTATGGAGTTGCAAGTTCATTCTTCATATTAACTTTAACAAGAAACAGTCTACATTATGATCCAAATAAATCGTTTGAACCAATTGGTCCTTATGGCGGAAAAAATTTAAAAACAGAATAAATAAAATAGATGATATTACAGAAACAACAATATAGTGACATACCATTCTTTATTAGTAGGAATTCTTTCACTGGAGATTTAAATCTAGTAAAAGATGTCAATGCTATTCGTCAATCTGTTAAAAATATTATATTAACTAATCAAGGGGAAAGACCATTTGATTATTATTTTGGACCAAGTTTATTTCAAAATATTTTTGAAAATTTAACATTTGAACTTATTCTAGACGTTCAGACAAAAATAGCAACAAATTTAAAAAAATATGAAAATAGAGTTGATATTATCGATATTATGGTAAAGGAATCTAAAACTGAAGATTATACTTTAAATATTAAAATATATTATTTTATACCAGATCTTGGAATTAATGATAATGTTCAGATAGCAATAACAAGGAATAGGTAATGGCAAGTAATCTAAATCCCACAAAATTAGGAAGTTTAGAATTTTCTCAAATCAAAAATAGTTTAACTGAATATTTGAGAAATCAAACTATTTTTAGTGGTTATAATTTTGATGGAAGTGCTATTCAAACAATAATTGATTTGATGGCATATAATACATTTTACTATGCTTACTATGCAAATTTAATTAATGCAGAGGCATTCATAGACAGTGCTCAAAGAGAAGAGTCTATGATATCTTTATGTAAACCTTTAGGATATACAGTTCCATCATCAACTGCTGCCAAAGCAAAAGTTAAAGTTGCTGGAATTTCAAATGCTTCATCCATTCCTGCTGGCAGTAGATTTTTCTCATTTAATGCAGATGGAATCCAATATTCTTTTTATAATTTAGAAGATGTTGCTATTGATGCTGATGGAAATACAAATGAATTTGATATTTACGAAGCAAAGACTTACATAGAAGGATTTGACGCACTTCCTACTTTTGATTTTGATGCTCAGAAAATTGTTATAGTTTCTGAAAATTTTGATTTAAATAGTTTAAAGGTAACTATAACAGAGGAAGATGGAATAAGTTACCTCTGGACAAGAGTCGATAATGTTGGATATGTCTCTCAAATAGATGAAAGAATTTATTTTGTAGAAAGAACCAGCAATGGATTTGCTATTGTATTTGGATCTAAAAATTCTTTAGGAAAAACAATATCTGAAGAAACTGTGAGTAATATAATCATCAGATATATTACAACTAGTGGATCTGATGGAAATGGACTATTGTCATTCACTTTGCCAGGTTTTGTTGGAAACTATAGTGTATTGTTAGTTTCTCAATCTTCTGGTGGTAGATCAAAACCAGATTTAAATACTGTTAGATTTTTAGCTCCAAAATGGTTTGCTTCTCAAGAAAGAGCAGTCACAGTAAATGACTATAAAGCATTATTGGTAGAAGCTGGATTCTTTCAGAATGAAAATGAGTTTAATGTTTTTGGTGGGCAGGATTTAAATCCACCAAAATACGGAAGAGTATTCATAACTTCAAATGTTTCTCCTACAGCATCAAGTATAAGTGAATTTTTAAACTATCTGAAAGAGAAAAGCGTGATAACTGTTTATCCAGAATATGTTGTTTCAAATTCTTTAAATGTTTATGCTGATTTCTTTTTTAGATTGCAGAGCAATTCTGGATTAAATCGTAACACAGTTTTATCTCAAGTTAAATCAAAATTTGCTCAAAATTTTGCAAGATATAATCAATATAATGTTTCATTCAGTGCATCTGATTTTATTGAATTCATACAGAGCGAAGATGAATTAAATAATGCATTAGACATTTCACCAGACAATTTTACACTTTATGTCAAACAACAATTGTCTTCTGGAAAAGAACATTCATTCAATTTAGATACAGAATTAAAACTTCCTCTATACACTTATGTTGATATTACAGAACCATTTGATTGTTCTGTATCTGGATTCCCATCAGGAACTAAAGGTGTTTTGAAAATGTTTGCTACAACAGTTTTAGGTAAAAATAATAAAATCAATCTTCAACTGTGGTCTAGAAATGAGACAACAGGAGCAGAAACTCAAATTGGTGGAGACTTTGGTTATTTCATAGCAAATAAAGGTGTAATTTATATTAAAAATGGAATCATAAGTAATACAGCAATATTAAATGTCGAATTTGATAAGAAGTCGTTTAAAATAGGATTAAACAATCTAACAACATTTACTGCAAACACAGTTAACTTACTCTAATGCTTTCAATAACATTAAACAGTCAACAACCAACAGTAAGGTTTAGATTATCTAAACTATCTGATGCTATTTTAGAATTGCAAAATTTGGCATTTAATTATGGATGTGATACTCAATATGATATAACAGAACAAATACCAGATTGGGTACTACAAGAGAAAAAAGAAAGATTAGAAAACAATCAATCAACTTTAACTATTTTTGATTTTGTACAAAAATATTATGATTGGTTATATTGTGATTCTCCTACAGGAGCACAATATCAATTAAGTCAAGATTTTTTAGATTTGATCGATATTGATGAAACTAAATCACAATTTTTACAAAAGTTAGCAACATCATTTGCTGATGGATTTGTCACCTCAAGTTTAGAACAAAATGGTGGATTAGTAAAAGAAGAAAATCTAAGAGAATTTCTTAAAAATATTAGAACTTCTCTATATCATAAAAAAACAACAGAAGATGGAATAAGATATTTCTTTACTAGACTGTATGGTGTTGACGAAGAATCTGTAAATGTAGAAGTTCCAAAAAAACACATTCTAAGACTAAATGGTGGTAGATTTTATGATGAAAGTTTTAAATTTCCTAGCGGAACTGGTGGATATGAAGAAATTGGAACCCTCAGTGGTAGTTATCTAAATGGTTCTAGATTACAAGACAGTAATTGGATTCAAGATTGGTCATATTTACTAAAAGTTGGAATTTTATTCAGCAAATATAAAGAAAATTATCTGAATATAATGCATCCTGCTGGAATCAAAGTTGTTTTTGAAAAAACTCTAGCAGATTATCAAGGACCAACATACGATGAAACTGTTCCTGTGGTTTGCGAGTATCCGTTACTCAGAAATTATTCTGCTTATGGTATATCATTTGATTATTCTGGTAGAACAGCAGGAATTTATGTTCAAGGATGGTCCCCACGACCAGCTGGAATAACATTTGTCGGACTAACTGCTACTATTGCCTGTGTTAGTGGTTATACAGGTTTTTCTGGTCCAACACATCTGTTTCCCTCGTGGACAGAGCAAACTGATGTATTTAATTTTAAAGGCATAAATATCAACACAATGTTGCAACTATGTTATCCCGCAGATTTAGGTTCTCCAAATTCAGGATCAGTATGTCCATGAGAGTAAGTTATGAGTCTAAAAAGTACAACAATTAAAAATTTCATAAAAGATGTTGGAACTAAGAAGCAATTATTTGTTTTTGTTGGTTCTGATAATAAAAATATAACAGCAAATTCAAATCAAGCATCTCTTGATGTATGGAAAGAATCTGATTTTTCAATTAGAGTCGGTCAGAACAGTATATATCCTGTGGTTCCAAATATTAAATGGATACAAAAAAGACCTTATATACCATGGTCAGGCACTACAGAAAATTTAGGTAATTATTATGTTTACAATGATCAAAATCAATATGTTTATCTTTGTGTATCAGATAATGCATTAAATCGCAAAGATTTAAGAGGAGAAAATGTTTCAAATATAAGACCATTCCATACTTCAGGAATTCAAAAATATTCGGATGGTTATTCATGGAAACCTCTTTATAGAATGACACCTTCGATTGAAAGATATATCACAAGCAAATGGATACCTGTTTTATCTTTTGACATTTTTGATTCAGAAAATCAAAAAAATCAATTATTGCAAACTAGAGAATTCTGTGACAATACAACAACCACTATTGGTCAATGTGGAATATATGCAAAATTAGCATTAAGTACAGATGATGATGATGGAACAATAGAATATCAGAGTGGCGATTTATTTACAATTGCCGATTCTATTTCATGTAGCGATTGTTACTATTTGATGAAATCTAATGATAAATTTGTTT